TAAGCGGCACTACCAACTGCTGGAGCTGCTGGAGCTGCTGGAGCTGCTGGAGCTGCTGGAGCTGCTGGAGCCGCTGGAGCCGCGTTCTTGTTAGCCTGAACCGTTCTGTTAACTTTTTTAAGCTCTTTTTCTTTGCTAGCCATAATTACCAGAGGTGCTTGCAGGCCCAGTGGCGTGCGGTTGTCTTATCTTTAGCGGTTTTGCAGTTGTGTCTGGCCCTGAAATTAGCCCGACGCTTCGGGTTCTTGTGTTTCGTGAAATCGCTGTAATCACGATGTCCATACGAGACTTTTTTGATTTTGTCGCCTTCCTTGCCTAACACGACAAATTTTTTTTTCGACCCTTTCGGGGCGCGTTTAGGCTTATTAAAGCCAGCGAACGTCTCGCCGTGGTATTGGATACGGCCAGAGGGGAGCCGCTTGAATCGTTTATTCGCCACAGGCAAAAGATACAGGTTTTAGGAACAAGTGTCAATCTTCGGGATTCGGGGCAAAAAAACTTTTCTCCCAGACCTTTAGTCTCTTATAATATATTATAAGAGACTAAGAGCCTCAGAGAAAAGTTTTTTTTAGCTGATCAGACTGGTATCTGGATTATTGAGCGCACCGCTAAGACTTTTAATCGTAACCTGTTTCCTGAACCCCGCATCCTTCTCGTCTTTCGGTGGATCAACAGCCACTAATCCTAGACGCTGGCGAGCGCAATCGAGAGCCAGAAACGCAGCATCTGCCAAGTCTGGACTGCGACCGAACCGTGCCTTGAACTCTGGTTTCGACTCGATCTTCACTCTCAGCGTGCCTGTTCCCTTCGTCATGTCGTAGTTTCTGGCGCACATTTCCTGTGCGAGATCCGATGATACGCCGTAAATTTGCTTAGTTCTCAGCAGTTCCTTGCCCACGAACCAGAGTTCGGAGACCCGATTCGTGTAGAGTTCGGCTCCGGTAAGCTGGCTGTTCTGGCTCACACGCTTGTCTGAGCCTTTACCGCCGAAGGTAACCCGCATGAAGGAACTCTCCCACTCACCAGCCAGAACGTCGCAGAACGGCGCACCCGCTCCGGTTGAGTCGAGTGCCACGTTGTTAGCAGATATATTGCGGCGTTTACAGTGGTCAATAATCTGGTGGACGATCTGGTAGGTTCGGGGAACCGCTTTATTAGTGGCGTCGTCATTTAGGTGGATTGCCTCTCCCAATTTACATACATACTGACCATTACGGGCGTATCCGACTTCGGCGGTATACATAATAGTCCGGTCGCCCCCGTTGGTGAAGGCCGGATCTATTCCAGCCACCGCCGTCGGTTTTTCGGCCCAATCGACCTCGCCCATCGCGCCACCTTTGGTAAGCTCTGCCTCAGAGTAGATTCCGGTTGTCTCGTCTGAATCAAAGAAGACGGCGCGAACCATCCTCATATATCCTCTGGACTCTGGCCCTAATAACGCCCTGTCTTCCGCCAGCTTCTCAGCGGTAGGTAGCCAAGGATACTTAACCTCTCCTAAAGTAATGTTGGGACTCCGCTCACCGTCCAGCCGGAGATAGTGGCCGTTCCATTTAGTGGCCCACCGGTCAGCGGTCTGCGTATCGACGGACTCCCAGCCCTTCTTCGGCTCCGACCAGACGCCGAAGGCATCAAATCGGCTATTTGGGTTGGACATTCCGATCATCTGGAAAAACGGGTTTTTCGACAGGTTAGTCAATCCAGCCTGCAAGATCGCCTCACTAAGCTCAGAAAGCTCGTCACCGATCATGATCACGCGCTTTTGCTTGATTCCGATGAATTTTCCGATGGCTTCTCTCGTCTTAGATTTTTCCGCTGCGATAAGAGAAAGACCAGCCCTCTCGATAAGAGTGCCGTTCTCATCCACATACGCAGCGTTTCCTATTGAATCCCGTATCTTGATCGGCGCACCATCGATCACGGACAACAAGGACATTACTGAACCCCAGATCCTCTTTCGTGCTTCCCGTAGCGTGGTAGAGGTCATCAGGACTAGTGTATCGCGTGGCTGAGATAGCCACTGGATGATGCCCCATGCGGCCATCGTGTGTGACTTTCCGCTACTGGCTGACCCGCCGACCGCCAGATACTTGTGCTTAATAGCAGCCCGAATCATTTGTTCTGCCCAAGGATGGCGGACCATCATCTTCTCCGGTAAATCGTCGCGGTTCCAGAGTTCGTCGCAGACTCTCCAGAAATAGAACTCCTTGGCCTTGTCGTTCGGGTGGTGCGCGAAACCGTAAAGTAAAGCGGTAAGGAGACTGGTGGGCTGGATCATTAGACCGCCCACGTCCATTTTCTTGGATTGTGGATCGATCCTTGGCTCTAGAACGCGCTTGCGCTTGTCTGCTTCTGAGGGCATAATTAAGTTGATGTCTGAAAAACCTATAAGAGAGTGCGAGGCCGAAGCCTTGCGCCTTAACAAAGAAGGTTACAGTAATAGTGCGATTGGTCAACACATTGGGGTCCACCGCAATACAATTCGTAAATGGCTAAAGAAGCACGGAGTCGCTGCGAAGGTGAACGGGGATATGTCAGACGGCAAAGTTCTCGACAACCTGATCCACAATAAAAAAGTCAAAGACGAACACCTGAAACCGGACGACGACAAAGACCAGCTTAAAGAAGATATCGAAGAACACTTTAACGAGACGGTTAGTTCCGCGATTGTGGAGGAGAGGTTCCGCGCCTCAAAAGAAGAGGACGTTACCCTTAGCGAGATCGCGGAGGCTCAGAACTCACCCGCTGACAAATACCAGCACTACGTAGCCGCAGCCGGAATTAAGTTACTGCGTGACTCGATAAAGACCCTACGTGGTCCGAAGACAATCCGCGAGATGTCTGAACTCGACCAGCTCATTCGACGTAACTTAGGTCTTAACGCGAAGACTGGCGGAGGCAGTAGTAAGATGCAGATCGATATTTCTATCCTCAACAACTCCAAAGCAGACAAAGGAGGAGGGGCAATAAAACAGAAAAAAACGATTGACGCCGAGACCGGAAAAGAGATTTAATACCGTCACAATGTTTGAAGATCGTGAACCCGAAGTAGGGGCAAGGTTCATCACCCGAGTAGATGAGGGTGCTGATTTCCGATTTCCTGTCGATACCGCCGACGGACTATGGTATCGTGTGAGGCCGTCAACGGCCCGCGAAGTGTTCTACCTGCAATCGTTGCCGAAAGGGATCAGGGTTCTTGTGCCAGCGGAGGGCGACGGCCTACTGATCAGAGGAGATTCAATACCAGTCAAATGAAACCCGAAACCCTATTCCGTCTCCACGAAGAGACGTGCAAGAAAACGCTTGATATCATGCGAGCAAAGAACAGCGACTACTGCGGTGGCACTGAGACCGTAGACGCTCTCGCTAATTTTAAATCAGCGAAGTCGTTAGGACTCCATCCGGTTACCGGATTGCTGTTGAGGATGCAGGATAAACTGATGAGGATTAAGTCGTTCGTGAACGATGGTCAGTTGCAGGTAGCTGGCGAGTCCGTCGATGACGCCTGTGAGGATCTTGTGAACTACTCGATTCTTGCGAAGGCTTTGCTCACTGAGGAACGCGAGGAACACTGCGAGACGTGCGACGGGCCTGTGGAAGATGACTGCGACAATATGTATTGTACTGAGTATCGTCCTAAGAAATGATCATTGGAGTAGACAACGGATTAGATGGCGGACTCTGCGCCATATCGAAACACGACGGCAGTCTCATCGATAAAATCCGTATGCCTACTCTCCAGATGTCGAAGAAGAAAGAGATCGACATCCGTAAGGTTCATCAGTGGTTAATGGATCTGAACACCCCCTTTATATTTGCGGTCGAGGAACCGCTGGCGCACGCGAAGAGTAGCCAAGCCATTAGGTCAATGGCTATCTCGTTCGGCAAGCTAGTCGGCATGGCAGAGTCCCACGACTACGAAAACATAATGCGTGTGTCAGTCCACAAGTGGCAGAAGGCCATGCTGGGCAGAGTCCCTAAAGGTAAGACCAAAGAAGTTGCGTTGGAGCTAGCGAATCAGTTAGAGCCGTCAGAGAACTGGCTGGCGAACAAACGATGCCGGACGCCGCACGACGGTATGATCGACGCCTACCTTATTGCCCGATATATTTGGGGTGGTAAAAAAAGTTGAAATTTTTCTGGACGTATAGCGGAACTTCAATTATTTGTCTGTTCATAGACAATAAATGAAGACGCTATATCCGAAACAACAAGACGCATTAGACTTCTTCCTAGCGAAGCACAAGCTGGGATCGAACTCACTCGACACTAGCCATGTCGGAACCGGCAAGACAGTAGTGGCTGCTCATCTGGCCAAAGCTTTGAATAGACCTGTCGCGGTCTTGTGTCCGAAGGCGGTGATACCGTCATGGGAGCGAGAGCTTAAAGAGACCGGCATCGAGCCGCTCTTCGTCCTCAACTACGAGAAGATCAGAACGGGCCGGACGGACTTCATGTCTAGGCGCGGCAAGAAGATCATGACGTGGAACTTACCTAAGAACACATTAGTGTTAGTGGACGAGGTTCATAGATGCAAAGGACCGTATACGCAAAACGCGCAGTTGTTAGTGTCGTTAGTGGCCCAAGGCTACTCGATCCATGCGATGAGCGCGACCGCCGCCGAAGACCCTACCGAGATGCGACCAATCGGATACGCATTAGGTCTGCACAATCTCAACAAAGCGGAGGACGGCGTCAAGAGCTGGTTCGGCTGGATGATGCAATACGGCTGTTCCCAAAACCAGTGGAACGCATGGGAGCTTCGGCGTAAGACCAAACTCAGTGATCTTAATAAGGTCATGTATGGGAAGAATGTTAAACGACTCACAGTTGATGACTTCCCTGATTCCTTTAAAGCGAATCGTGTATCCGTGGAGCCGATTGCGTTCGGCTCTGCTGCCAAGATCGCGAAGGCGTATAAAGATCTCGACATCACGCCAGAGATCATCACGAATCTTCTGGAGAACGGAACCGTTGAGGATAGCGATTGGGTTCTTGTAAATCTGTTACGCGCTCGCCAGCTAGCCGAGTCGCTAAAGGCCAAAGACATGGCAGACATGGCGAAAGACCATGTCGAGCAGGGCCACAGTGTTGTGCTGTTCGTGAACTTTACGGAGACCGCCCAGACACTACAGCAGTTGTTGGACTGCCCCGCTATCGTCGGTGGTCAGTCGGCTGAAGAGCGGCAACAGGTGATCGACGATTTCCAAGACGATAAGGAACACGTCATCGTGGTCAACATCGCCGCTGGCGGAACCGGAATCTCGCTGCACGACATCAACGGTAGTAGGCAGCGGATCTCATTGATCTCGCCCACATTCAATGTCAAAGACCACCTACAGGCGTTAGGCCGCATCCACCGCAATGGAGCGAAGAGCGACGCTATCCAGAAGATTTTAGTTGCCAGCGATTCGATAGAGGAACACGTTATGCGTGTCGTCGAAGAGAAGTCGGATAATTTAAACACTCTACACCAATGAATACCAAAAACCAAATTAAGGGTCTCACCAAATACAAGAGAGACATCATCGAAAAAGTCTGCTCACTCGTCGCCGATGAGTTCTCGGTAGACGAGGAAGACCTCTTCAAAAAATCCAGAGCCTTCCGATACTCTACGCCCCGATCAGTCGCGGCGGGACTGCTGCGGGTAAACTACGGAATCCAGTATCAGATCCTCGCGGACTATTTCGGATACGTGTCGCATAGTAGTATCATCCACGCTGTTAAATCGGTAGACCAGAAAATAAAAACTGATCGTGAGATGAGGTCTATTATCAGAAATATCTTGGAGAACGTCTCCAAAGAAATTAAACCAACTAAGTAGACCATGAAAAAATTATTCATATTGGCACTATGCGTCTCTCCCATAGCCGCAGTGTTGTTTAGCTCCACCTCACCGGATCTACCTGAACCTATTTCGGTAGAGACTAAAGAAGAACCTGAACAGATCAGCGCATCTGTCCTCCTGTCAAAGTGGCAGGTGGAGAAGATGATGAGGAGTTTTGACGGCGATGACCATCCGTCGGATATGCGTGTCTTTACCTCTGTAGTCAACAACTCTGCGGACGGCTGGCGTATCTCATCAACGCATTTGGTTCGCAACCCGAGGAACGTAATCCTACCGACCAAAGATTACCACGTTATCGATTCGTCATATATCGACTTCTCTGGCAATCTCAGAGAATGTGTGGAGTATGCAAGTTCCTATAAAGATCACCATGATTATATCGTCGTGCCACTGAAATAAAATTTTGCCGAGAGAGTCCGGCAATTAAGACTTCGCTGACGGGGCAGTTAAGCTCTCACCCCGAACTTAACAACTAAACTTAAACTAAACCATAATGGAAATCGAACATAAACCAATTAGTGAATATATCGCGCAAATAAAAAATAAAAGGGGGGGCGAAAGTATAGGCGCAGGTAGGGTCATCAAAATGATCCTAGAACCGGACGAGATAACAATATGCGAAACAGTAGGGAGATTACGATCTCTGATCGCTAGAAGTTCCAGAGTCAAAGACGCAAAAATGGGAAGCCAAGACGGCGCAGCGGCTGACGTTATGGGGATGAAGGCTGAGTATGCTTTTGCTAAAGCTTTCAATATATTCCCAGACTTTGGTCTGAAACCTAGAAGCGGTAGTCCTGATGGTGTCCTTAACGGTAAACGCTACGATGTAAAATCTACGCATCATTTAGATGGTATGCTTCTGTCTACTAGGAAAGTAAACCCTGACATCGATGTCTATGTCCTCGCTATCGTCAAAAATCGTTGTGTAAGATTTGTCGGATGGGCCTCTAAAGAAAAATTGATTAAGGAAGATAATCTTATTGATCTCGGTTATGGGAAAGGATACGGTCTTGATCAAAATCAACTAAAAGAATTACATCCTGAATACGGTTTTTAAAACAATGAATAACCAACCAGACCACCAAAGCAGAGGTCACGCGGAGTTCTCTCCGTCTAGCCTAAAGTATGTAGCCGCCTGTGCTGGCTACCAAGGCCGAGACGGCACGTCACCCGCCGCTGAGATGGGGACGAGAATCCATGAGGCTCTTGAAATCTTTGACCCTTCTGCACTGCACACTGAGCAGGAGCATGAGA